GACATCATCCGGGGCGACGAACGGCGGCAAGAACTTCTCGACGCCAACAGGGCCCACGAACGGGTCCTCGGGGACTACGAGACCAACTTCTTCCGCCTTCAGGACGAGCTGACCGACCTCCACGCCATTGAGGCCGACCTCCGGGCGCAGGTCCGGGACTACCGGGAAGCCCTCGCAGAAGCGTCCGACCATCTCCGTCGGATCGCCTATCCTTTCTGAGTGGCGAACTTCACCCGTGAGCTTCAGACCCAGTATGTGCAGCTAGTCGCCTCGGGCAAGCTGAGGTACAAGGCCGCAGAAGCTGTTGGCGTGACCCTCCCCACCATCAAGCGCCACTACGAGACGGACGCAGTGTTCCGGGATGCCGTTGACGACGCCCAAGAGCAGGCCAACGAGCCTGTAGAGAACGCTCTCTACGAGGCAGCCGTTCGAGGGGAGCCATGGGCGGTCAAGGAATGGCTGTCGAAACGGGATCGAGCCCGTTGGGGGGATGACAAGTCTCTGACGATCACCCACCAGGGCGCCTTGACCCTCAATGAGGGGGGTGTTCTGCCGACGGTTCAGGCCCTTGTCGAGCGATTGCAGGCCCGCCAGCTCCGGGAGGAGATCCTCCCCGGACCAGCCGCCCTCCCCATTGAGGCGTTTTCACGGGAAGAGCCGCTTCCGATGCCCGTCAAGCCGCCCGGACGGGCTGTTGTCAACCCGAAACGCCCGAAGTCCTCCACCCCTCGACCGAAACGGCCCGGAACATGAACGACCGTACCGAAAGACTGCCCCCAGCCGCCCGGATGTACACACAACACGACGGATATGTACGAGAGCGCATCCCGGTTCCGACGTTGCCGTGCCCTCTCAGCCTCCTCCAAGAGATTGAGGCCATCCTCCAGAGCGACTTTCGCCTTGCAGTTCCGCCGTGGGACGCCGTAGGCATCGCCCTGGATCAAGTCCAGGCTCTGCTTGCCAAAGAGAAGGAGCCAGGGGGTAGACTAGCCCCGTGCATCCCGTCGCCTCTGCCGTTCAATCTGTTCTAGAGCCCGAAGCGGGCTATGTTGAGACTCCGGTCAACGTCACGAAGTACTCCACGGACCTAGACGCCTACGAGAACCTCTCAGGGACCAGGATTCCCCGCCAAGGCTCCCCTTGGTGCGGGACATTCATTGACTGGGGGTTCTGGAAGGCACAGGCACAGGCCGCTTTGCTGTATCGGAACTTCGGAACGTCCGCCGCAGCCCGGAAGTACATTGCCGCAGGGCGGTTCCACACCACGAGCCAGCCGGGAGACCTCGCTTTCAAGGCCATTACTGGTGCTGGACACATCGGTTTCGTCATTTCGGCCGAGGATTACCGCCGATTGACCGGGAAACCCCAAGCGCTCGGGTATGTGGCGACGATTGAGGGCAACACAGCCTCAGGAAACACGGGAAGCCAGACAAACGGGGGGCAGGTTGCTATCCGACAGAGGCCCATCAGCTTCTGGACCGCCGAGGGGGGTTTCGGCTCTCCCGACTACGCTAAAGTCTCAGACACGCCGGTCCCAGGACCGCCCAAGCCACAGGAGATCAACGTGAAACTCGTCATCGGAAACGGCCCAGGCCGGGACAAGGACCAGGCCAAGTCTCTGGAACAGAATGTGCGGGGAAACGGCTGGGCAACCTGCATTCTCACGGAGGCGGGGCTTGTCTGGGTGGCTGACCCCCAGGTTTCCGCCGTGTACGTCCAGGCGTACGGGTCTCCGATCACCGTTCCACAGGCAGCCATGGACAGAATCCCCCTTGTCGGCCAGGTCTGACCCAGAGGGCGGACCGACCGCCCTTGATGATCGAATGTGCTGTTCCGCCCACCGGGCGGGCTATGATGCGCATCCGATGTTCCTCGCCTACCGATATGACACACCCCTGGGTCGTGCCTGCTTCCTTCCTGCGGAGGAGTACGAGCATTCGAGGTGGGGTCCGTAGTGCGCTAACATTCAGCCATGGCTAAGTCCGTCACTGTCGCTGTTTCCGCCGCCACCGTCACCCTCGCTCACACGGCGAAGGGCGGTGGTCTCTACCCAAACTCGGTCGTGGTGCATTCTCTGGCTGCGAATGCCCAGAACGTCTTTGTTGGCGACATCAATGTTTCCGCTGCCGTCGGGTTTCCTTTGACCCCCGGCACTTCGATTGCCCTGGATGTCGCTCCAGGCGAGAAGACCTACGTCTTCAGCGCAGCGACCGCTGATGTCCGAATCCTGACCATTTCGGACTGATGGCCCACATCCACCCTCCGGAGCCTGCGGGTTCAGGCGGGGCAGGCGCAGCTCACCAAGTCACCCACCAGGCCGGGAATGGGGACGCACTTCTGGGTTTGCTCGACGCTAATGCACGCATCGTCGTCCGAAAGAACACGGGCGCCGATGTAGGGACTCGAAGGCGTGTCAATCTTGTAGAGGGGGCCAATATTTCCCTCACGGTGACCGACGACGCAGGGTCGGAGGAGATTGACGTGACGATTGCCGCCACATCGGGTGGGGCAATCACGGCCAAGGATGAGGGCACTGACTTGACAGTTGCTCTTGCCTCGTTGAACTTTGTCGGGACTGCCATTGCAGCAACGGCCGTTGGCAATGCCGTGACCGTCACCTCTAACCTCGTTGCCCCCCTGGCCCATCAGGCCAGCCATCAGTCCGGGGGCTCGGACGCTCTAACGGGTCTCGTGGATGCGACGGCCCGAACAACTATTCGCAAGAACACTGGTGCAGATGTTGGGAGCCGGAGACGCCTGAACTTGATTGAAGGCGCCAACATCGCCATCACGGCCACGGACGATGCCGGGTCTGAGGAGGTAGACATCACAGTCGCTGTGACGGGTTCCGTCACCCCCGCAGCCCACCAAACTAGCCATCAAAGTGGCGGGTCTGACGCCCTAACAGGCAACTTAGACGCCACTTCTCGTGTCAACGTTTCAAGAAACTCGGGTGCCACCCTAGCGACTCGGCGCCGATTGAACTTCATTGAGGGCACCAACATCACTATCTCCGTTGCCGATGATGCGGGGAACGAGGAGGCCGATATCACTATCACAGGGGCAACCCCCCCGACGATCACGGTTAAAGACGAGGGGGCCAACCTGACCACTGCCGTGACCAGCATTGACTTCGTAGGTGCCGGGGTAACAGCCACCGGAGGCGCCGCTGTCACTGTCACGATTCCGGGGGGTGGTGCCGGAAGTCTGACGGGGGTAACGGCCCTGGTAGATACAGGTGCAGGTGCAGCCCAGTCCAAGACTGTCACGGTGACGGACGCCACTGTTTCTGGCACATCGAAGCTCATCCTGGGCTGGGGGAACGTTCTCGACACGGACGAGAATAGCCCGGAGTTCGATAATGTTTCCTTCTTTGCTGCGCCAGCAGCCGGGTCTTTCCTCTTGAGGATCTCGGCAACTGACCGCTGGGATGCCGTGCAGGGGAAGTACCGAATCAACTATCTCGTGGCAGCCTAGTAGGATAGGCGTATGGGAGTTCTTTACGATGCACGAGGAAACGAACTGCTCGGGCAGCTTGATGCAATCACCGGCTCAACGATCACGGATGCCCGGACCGCCACTGCCTCGCTGGCGGCGCTGAACGCTGAAGGCGTGGCAGACCTTAATGGCCACGAGTCGATGCTGGTCCACCTCCAGGCCGGGGCCGTGGTAACCGCTACGTTCGTGTTTGAGGGCACCGTGGACGGAACAAACTACTTCACCCTTCCAACCGTTGATACGGTCACCAACGCCAACATTGCCTCCTTTGCCTTGGCGGCAGCCACGGTCAGCCGGGTATTCTACGTCAAGTGCGCTGGATTCCGGCGTATTCGAGTCCGGTGCTCGGTCTACACGTCTGGGACCGTAACTGCCGCATTCCGTGCGTCAATCGCTGGTGTCCCCGCCCGTTACGAGCCCCCGTTCCCCGCCACTCTGTGGGTCACCGCCACGGCGGCTGCCAACACCATTGCTACGGCGACACTCCCAGCTGTTGCGGGCATGTTCCACCATATCGTCCACATTGACCTCACCCGGAATGCTACGGCTGCCTTGGCCGGTACGGCGACTCTGATCCATACGACCACCAACCTGCCCGGATCGCCCGCATGGTCAGTCGGCAATGCCATTGCCGCTGGAGGCACGGAGAAGGATCTGAACGTTGACTTTGCCTTCCCGCTCCGGTCCTCGGTGGTGAACACGGCCACCACGGTCGTGATGCCCGCTGCCGGGGCCGCAGTCCTGAACCGTATCAACGTCGGCTACTTCCTAAGCCTCTGATGGACCTGATCGAGAAGCTCGTCTCGGACGACGGGGTGCAGCGGGTTTACCGGGTCTATGACGCTAAGGGCCGAAAGGTTGGAGTGCGCCAAGAGTTCATAGGAGAGCCTGGCTCAGCGGTCAAAGTCCGCCGAGCCCCTCTCCGACTTCTCCGCCGCCTACTCCGCCTCACCCCCATGAAGGCGGGTCTTGTCGGGGGTGCGTTGACGGAAGTTGTGTTTCAACTCTTCGTCAAAGGGCATCTATGACAGCGTCGCTGCTTAATACACTCACGCCCGAGCTTCTCTCCAATGCAACGCCCGCTGAACAGAAACTCATTGAGCGGGCGTTGGAGCTTGAGCTAGCGCTAAGTAGCCCGCTTGAGTTTGCTCAGTACGTGTCACCTGGGACTAAGGCATACCCCCACCTCAAGCTGCTTGACGACATCATTGTCGCACTGATCGAGCACCGTCTCTACAAGGACGGCCCAGGGCTTCAGGGCGTCAAGGACTCTGAGAACATGTGGAAGCACCCCACCACCGGGGAGCCTTGTCTGCTCAAGCTGGCAATCTCGATGCCTCCGAGGCACGGGAAGTCATACCTCGTATCCGAGCACCTCCCGGCCTGGTTCTTGTGCCGGTACCCAGAGAAGCGCTTTATGCTCACCGCTTACGAGGCGGACTTCGCTGCTACATGGGGGCGCAAGGCTCGAACACTCATTGAGGAACACCCAGAGTTCGGGGTGACCACGGACCAGGAGAGTCGGGCCGCTGCTCGGTGGGACATCTCCGGCCACCGTGGCGGCATGGTGACCGCTGGTATGGGTGGCGCCATCACCGGCAAGGGCGCCGATGTCGGGCTCATTGACGATCCGCTGAAGAATGCTGAGGAAGCTACCCAGGCCACAACCCGAGATGCCCAGGAGGCTTGGTGGCACTCAACGTTCTATAACCGTCGTCAACCAGGAGGGGATGCGGTATTCATTCTGATGGCCACCCGCTGGCACGAGGACGACCTAACGGGACGCATGACCACTGCCGAGGAAGGCTGGTACGTTCTGAATCTTCCGGCATTAGCGTTCGATGATGTCAATGAAGAAGGCTTATCCATCGACATCGAGCAGGGAGACAAGGTCGACCCCCTCGGGCGGCGTCCCGGTGAGGCTCTCTGCCCTCAGTTCTTCTCGGCCACTCAGCTCCTGGAGCTGAAGGAGTCTCCCACAGAAGGAGGCCGGACATGGTTCAACGCCCAGTACCAGGGACGCCCGACTATTGACGGCGGGACCACCTTCCGCAAGGAAGACTTCCGGTACCACACAAAGGTTGACGGAACGTATGCGCTGGAAACCGATCAGGGCGTCGTGTACGTCAATGAGAAGCAGTGCTTCCGTTTCTTGACTGTTGACCTGGCAGCTAGCACCAAGACATCGGCGGACTGGACCGTGTTCTCTGCCTGGGACGCAGCACCTGAGGGACGCATCATCTTGGTTGACCGCTACCGGGAGCGCATGGAGAGCCCGGACCACCTCGCCCAACTCATCAAGTTCGTCCAGGGGCTAGGCGGGCCGAAGGTTCGCTTCATTGGTGTGGAGAACAGTACGTACGGGCTGACCCTAATCACCCAGCTCCAGCGCACCCCCGGCAATATCGTTCGTAAGCTTGACCCGGATAAGGACAAGATCAGCCGGTCGATCCCTGCGGGTGCGGCCATCATGAACCACCAGGTCTTCTTCCCAAAGAACGCACTCTGGCGCCCAGTCTGGGAGTACGAGCTGTGCAAGTTCCCCAACTCCACTAAAGACGATCAAGTGGACACCCTCTCCTACGCTATTGATGTTTGGACGGACCTCCCCAAGACCCTCAGGGAGCCCAAGAAGGAGGCCGTGACTCTCCAGGAAAGGGTGGAGGAGCACGCAGTAAAGCTATCCAAGCGTAAGACTGGGCGGGTCCGGGCGGGCATGCTGGGTCGCTGGTGAATCTGATACGCTACTCGTTATGGCAATCGCTCATGTAATCAACTTCAGGTCTGCGTTCGGGGACAAGCGTGCTGTCTCGGTCGTGACCACGTTCGACAACTCGTACCCCACGGGCGGGGAAGTCATCACGGCTGCGGACTTCGGTTTGTCCTACATCGAGAACATTCAGTGCTCGAATGCCAGCAACACGGCTGTTGACCGGGTAGTCACCTGGGACCGCACCAACTCCAAGCTCTTCGTCACGGTTATGTCGACTGGCGCTGAAGCCGCCAACGCATCTGACCAATCTGCCACCTCTGCCAACCTTCTAGTGATCGGACACTGACACCATGGCCGCTACCTTTGCAATCGGAAAGTCCAGCTCTGTCGAGAACCTCAAGGTTGTCGTTGCCACCATTACGATGGACAACTCATACCTGACTGGTGGTGAGCTTGTTGCCGCCTCGGACTTTGGTCTCCGTGGCATCTTCACGGTCATCTGTGGGGCTCCTCCTCAGGGCGGTTGGCTCCCGGCCTACAACCCGGTGGCGGGCACGATCAAGCTCTTCCAGAGCACGACTGGTGCACCCGCTGCTCTGGTTGAGGTTGCCAGCACCACCGATGTCTCGACCGCTGTTATCCCGGTTATTGTCCTCGGCTTCGCCTGATGCCTATCCAGTATCGTCCTGGATTCACCTACGCCACCCGCAACAACGGTGTGTGCTCCATCTGTCACTGTAACCAGCGACCCCTCGATTCGTGTGACCCGAACGGGCCTCGTGAGGGCGTCGTGTCCCTTGGCATCTCGATCGAGATGGAGGGCGACTTTGACATCTGCGAGCACTGCGCCGTCGAGATTGGGCAGGCTGTGGGTCTCGTGAAGGAGGCTCTTCTTGAAGATGCGTTGTCTGATGTCGCCCGACTAGAGCAGGTCCAGATCGACTTGGAAGATCGCTTGACTGCCCGAGAGCAGGCTGTCATGATCCTGACTAAAGAGCTGGCCAATGCTGTGTGGGACCGCCAGCCTGCCGAGGTACTGCCTTGGGTGGCCGAAGAGCCGTCATTCGCTGATGTTGCCTGACATCGTTCTGGGTGCTGTCTGCCTATCCCTGCTCGCTTTCCACTTCTTCAGCGCCCATCAGTGGGCTGAAGAGCGACGCTTTCTGCTGAATCGGGGGATGGCAAAGACCCCCGGCGAGGTAGTGATGCTGCAACGTGGGACAGCACCCGACAGCCCCCTGACGGCTGAGGTCAAGGAGAAGAAGGTTCCGGTTCGGCCAATGCCTCTCGGCCTGTAGTCTAGGACTATGGCCCAGAAGAAAGCGGAACTCAATGCCGTTCTAGTCAAGGAACGGTATGATGCGGGGCTGCGTGCGATCCGCAATGACTTGCACGAGTACTGGCTGAACCACGCCTTCTGCCTTGGGCATCAGTGGTTATTTTATAATCCGGAAACGAGACGACTTGATGAACTGCCCCGTGACCCAGACCGAGTGCAGGCAACAATCAATCGTATTAGGTCTAACAGCCGAACTATCATTGCAAAGCTTGTGCAGCGGGAGTTGTCATTCGAGGTCTTGCCTGACGGCGCTGATGATGCAACCATCCGAGGAGCCAAGACAGCTGAGGCTGCCATTCGAGGAATCCACCGCCTACACAACTGGGAAGTAAAGAGGGAAGAGGCTGCCTGGCTCGTTTGGAAGGGCGGCACAGTCGCCATCTCCGTTGACTGGAACCCTAAGCTGGGAAACTTTGTTGATCTGGGGGCCGACGGCTCGTCTGTGTTCGAGGGCGACACTGAAGAGTGTGTGCTGTCGATTGCGGAAATGGTAGTAGAGCCCGGAGCCCCCTCTGCTGAGACAGCCAACTGGTGGATCAAGGCAAAGGCACTCCCGCCGAGCCAAGTCCAAGCGGCGTTCAACCTCCCGACCTTACCCAAGTCGGACATCACGGCGGGCATGTCTTCTTTCCAACAGAAGATGGTTGCCACCACATCAAAGTCTTCGGGCGGAGAGATGGTAGACCTCACCCTGGTATTGACCTATTACGAGCGTCCAAACTCTCTCCGCCCGGAGGGCGCTGTTGCCGTTCTCATTGGGGACACCATCGTGGATGGTCCGAAGCCCTGGCCCTTCCCGTGGAAGGACCACCTGAACCTCGCCGTCGCCAAGGAGACCCCCCAGGAAGGACGCTGGACGGGGGACACTGTTCTCTCACAGGCCCGCCCAGTGCAGACAGCAATGAATGCCTCGTGGTCCTCGATCATTGAGCACATGAAGTTGGCTGGCAACGCACGACTCTACGTGCCCCAATCGTCAATGGACCTCATTGAGTCATTCTCAGACATGCCCGCCGAAATCGTCCCCTACCCGGACGGTATGCAGACCCCCACCTGGGGCAGCCCCCCGCAGATGCCTGCATGGTGGATTGAGCAGCCAAAGATGCTGGCCAACGAGATGGATGACATCATGGGCCTGCACGACATCTCCCGTGGTGACGCACCGACGAACATCCAATCGGGTTACGGGCTTTCCGTGCTCGCCGAGCAGGACAACACCCCGGTTGGGCGTCTCTCGAAGGAGATGGCCATCATGTTCTCGAAGGTCGGGACTATGTGCCTGAAGCTCTACGAGAAGGAGGTCACGGAGACTCGGAAGTCCGCCATCAAGACGCCGGGGGAGCCCACCGAGACAGCCCGCTGGACTGGCAAGGACCTCCAAGGCCAAACCAATGCCGAGGTGCCGCTTGAGGCCATCCTGCCCCGCTCTCGTGCGGCCATGATGGCACTCGCAGACAAAGCCATGCAGATGGGGCTCATCACGACAATGGCGGAGTATGCCAAGGTTGCCGAACTTCCGGGGCAGCACGACCTCATTGAAGCCCTCAACCCCGACGTGGCTCGTGCCCGGCGAGAGAATGCCAATATGGCCATGGGCTCCCCCGAGCTTCCTATGGAGATTGACGACCACACGGTCCACATTCGTGAACATCACAACGATATGAAGTCCCTGCGCTTCTCCATGCTTTCAGAGCAGGACAAGCAGGTCTACTACGATCACGTTCAAGCCCACGAGACAATGGCCGCACAAGAGGCCGCTCGACAGCTGGCCAAGACAATGGTTAACCCAGTTCTGGGGACTATTCCGGATAGAAACGGGGCACCTTCAATCCCGCCCGAACTAGCGGCACAGATGGCACCCCCGCCCGGTCTCCCGGCAGCCCCCCCAGCACCAGCTTGAAACTTACATTTCCAGTAAGTATCATTTCCCAAACAACCGATACCAACAGAGAAGAGAGCTAGATGCCCACCTCATTCCTTTCCCAGGTGCAAGCCGATTTCGTTTCTCGGGGCTGGGACCCACAAGACCTCACCACATTCCGCATGGAACTGGAGAGTGAGGGTGCGGGTACCGCAGATGCAGGTGCCCCACCAGCCGCTCCTGAGGCCCCGACCGCTTCGGCAGCCCCTGATGCCGGTGCTGACCCGTTCGAGTCAGGCGCCGAGTCATTCCCCCGGGCCTACGTCGAGAAACTGCGCCAAGAGGCCGCTGATCGTCGCACTGCCGCCAAGCCCTACGAGGAGGCATTCTCCGCCTACGGGCAGGAGGAGCGGGCCGTGTGGCTCCAGATTGCCAAGCTGACCGTGGAGGACCCGGCAGCCGCCAAGGAAGTCATGGACTCTCTCTTCAGCTCAATGCTGGCTGATGAAGCACCTGAGGAACCAACTTCGGAGGATGATCGGCCGCTGACTCGCAAGGAGCTGGAGCAGTGGTCAAAGGACCAAGAAGCCGCCAAGCAGGAGGCCGCTGCGGTGTCCGCCGTCGAGAAGGAGGCTGAGGCGCTCGGGTACAAGCAGGGGGACTGGAACTACTTTGCTCTTCTGAAGCGGGCCATGTCTGACCACGGAGGCGACCTCGCAGCCGCCCACGCAGCATTCGAGGCGGACAAGCAGAAGGTCATTGACGAGTACGTCGCAGGGAAGCAGGAAAGTGGTGCGAAGTGGCCAGCCGGAATGCCGGGCGGCGCAGCCCCGGCTGACGCAACTGGCGGGGCACCAAGGACATTCGACCAGGCCAAGGCATCAGCTGTTGCCCGGATGCGAGCGGCTGGGATTGGGAAGCCGTGAGACTCCTGCTGGTCAAGTGGGAGGACGCACATACCGCTGAAGTCAGCGCAGGGGCCTGGACGACTCTGGACGCAATCCGAGAGGACACGGTTCCCTGTGTGGTGGATTCGGTGGGGTGGGAAGTCCTGGGAGCAAAGAAGGGGTATGTGACAATTGTGCAGTCTCTCTCGGGCGAGGAAGCGATCAATCCATTCCACATCCCCGAAGGCATGATTCAGTCAATCTCGGTGCTTCAATGATTGTGTTATGCTTTGATTGCCAACTCAGGCGGGTCCTGATTTAGCCGAACACCCTGGTGGTTGAAGGCAGTTGCTGGCAGAAGATCGTCGCTTCTATTTCTCTCCTACACACCAGAAAGGTGTTCCCAGATGTCTCTTACCCTCACCACCGCTGATGCGGCCCTCAAAGAAGATTACCAGCCTGCCATTCGTGAGCAGTTGAGCGAAGCCTTCATGCTGCTCTCGCAAGTCGAGAAGAACACCACGGACATCGAAGGCCGTCGGGCCGTCCTGTCCCTCCACGTCAGCCGCAACTCGGGTGTCGGCTCCCGCCCGGATGGTGGCACCTTGCCTGCCGCTGGTGAGCAGGGCTACGCTGAAGAGCGGGTTCCGGTCAAGTATCTCTACGGCCGCATCAAGGTCTCCGGCCCGACCATCGCCGCCATGAAGTCCGACCAGGGCTCGTTCACTCGTGCAGTCGATTCGGAGTCCAAGGGCGTCGTGAAGGACCTCAAGCGTGACGTGAACCGTCAGTTGTTCGGCACTACGGACGGCGTGATCGCCACTGCGGGCACGACCACGGCCACTACGGTTGTGCAGTTGCTTGCGGCCACCACGCTTGTCCAGATGCGCCAGTTCGAGATCAACATGCGTATTGATATCGGAACCGTCGCTGCCCCGACCACGATTGCTTCGGACCGCAAGATCACGGCCATCAACCGTACCAACAAGACGATCACGATTGACGGCGCCGCCGTGACTACGGTCTCCGGCACCCATTTCATCTTCCGTCAAGGTGCGGGCGGGACGGGCATCGAACTGACTGGCCTTCGGTCAATCGTCTCGGCCACGGGCACGCTGTTCAACGTGAACCCGGCCACGCAACCCACCTGGGTTTCCTACATCAACACGGTTGGTGGCACGCCAAACGATCTGATGTTTGAAACGGCCATGGACGAGATCTACTCGGAGTGCGGGGATACCCCCAATCTCTTGGTCTCGACCGCTGGTGTCAGCCGTGGCTACTCGGCGTCTCTGACATCACAAAAGCGCTTCACCAACACGCTGGAAATGAAGGGTGGCTTCAAGGCGCTGTCGATTGCGACTCCGCTGGGCGAGCTGGCCTTCACTTGGGACCGTGACTGCCCACTCACCAACGTGTTTGTCCTGAACACCAAGAACCTCATCAACTTCGAGATGGCGGACTGGGAGTTCATGGATCGGGACGGTTCGGTTCTTAGCCGGGTCTCCGGCGAGGATGCCTACGAAGCGGTGCTGTACTCGTACCGTGAGTTGGCTACCGATCAGCGCTCGGCGCATGGCCTCATCAGCTCGGTTACCGAGAGCTGACTTGACCTCCTGCAAGTCAATGAAGAGCCCCGGCTTCGGTCGGGGCTCTTCGCTATACTGACCTCATGTCATTGCTAGCTCCTGAGTACGTTGACGGTCGGAAGCTTTGGGTAGACCCAGAAGTGCAAGAGATCATCGACCTCATGCACAACGGGGACCCAACCCTCGGGTGGGAAGGAGATCCTCGCCTTGCCCTGTACCGGACAAAGACCGGGTGGGAGCTTGACCGCATGGGGGAGGACGGCTATCTCTATACAATCGCTCGGTCCCGTAAAGACTTGAAGCTGGACCGGTCATTGATCGTCCACCTTGTCGCCCATGACACCCGCAGGAAATCAGCGCTCAAGCAGCACGACGAGCTGGCCAAGCTCAAGGAGACCGCCGAGGCAGCATCCGATGCCGCCCACGCTGAGAAGGTGGCGGAGCGACTTGAGAAAGTGTATTGGGGTGCGAAGCGGGACATAGGCCACCACTACTAACTAGTAGACTGACTCAATGGCCACCACTCTCACGACCCTCCGGTCTCAAGTCCTGCACCGGCTGGCCCTCCCATCTGATGACCAGATGGTCCCCACAGCGGATCTTGACTCGTCTATCAACTCCGGTCTGCGGGCAATGGCCGCTGACTATGACTGGCCTTGGCTTCAAGTTGAGGGGTCCCTCGTCACGGTGGCCAATCAGAGCACGTATGCTACGTCGGGCCTCACCGGGTGGGTGCGCACCCTTTGGATACAGGATGACGCTCGGGACCTAGAGTACCGTCAGCGGAGAGAGGTCACCCGGTACAAACTCAACACTGGACCTCGGGCGTTCATCTACACAATCTCGGCGGACCAGATTGTCCTGGCGCCCACCCCCACCGAGGTCCGCACCCTCACGCACGCATACATTCGGACTGAGCCCCCCCTCGTCAACGGGTCTGACGCCATCGTCTGCCCCGACCACTTCTCGGACCTGGCAGTGCTCTACGCAACTATTGAGGAGGCCACTCGCTTGAAGGACACCGCTCTGCGAAACCTACTCATCTCAGACAAGAATGAGTGGATTGGTAGGTTGCGTGACAATGTTCGGCGCTCCTCAGCGACCGTCCGCCTGCGCTCCCGCAATGACTGGGCAATGTAGTGGCTCGGGCAAAGATTGTCTATGAGGACTTCAAGGGGGAGTACGGTGCCACCTCCGGTGCCAAAGCCCCTCCCGGCACGTTCAAGGCCACGAACATGCAGGTCTACAAGACCGGGCTGCTCGGACCACGGGCTGGTCTGAAGGCAATGGCGTACACCTCAGTCCCGGCAGCAGCCGTGAAGGGGATGGGGTGGCGAGGAACAACGGCCAAGGACCTCTGGGTGGCTTTCGGAACGGACGTTCAACGCAACGATACCCTGACACCGGGGTCAGCATTCGTTGACTTTGCCACGAACTTGGCCAGCACTCCTACCCACCCCGTCCAGGGTGTTGAGTATGGAACACTTAACTCCTTCATCACGAACTTTGATGACAAGTCCTACATCCTGAACCACACAACTCCGACGCTGACAGCCATTGCAACTGCTCCGGGAGGAACATGCGTCTCCCTCTACGGGGAACGAATGATGGTTGCCTCCACCACAGCGCAGCCGACCAGGGTGTACTTCTCGGCTGCCGGAGACTTCACATCTTGGCCAGCGGGAAACTTCTTTGACCTGCCAGCCTCGTCAGGGGCTGTGGCTGCCATGTTCCAGCAGCGCAATGGTCTCACAATCCTTACCCTCAATGGGGAGTGGTGGGTACTCACCGGGGTGCCTGGGACATCCAACGCATTCTTGCGGAGGGTCGGCGCTGGTGGTGTTCACCCGTGGATCATGAACCCAAATGCGGCTGCAAACCTTGGATCGGACGAGGTTGCGTTCGTCGGGATTCGGTCTGACTACCCGAGCAAGTTCAATGGGTCATACGTTGCTGACGACATGCGTCATCTTGAGATCCACGGCGGCGTGGCTTACACGGGGGACACAGACATCAAGGTCCTGCGGGGAGGGCGGGCCGAGGAAGTCGTCATCATCTTCCCAGGTACTGCCCCGGTCTCGGGGGCGCTCTACACCAACGGGGTGTGGACGTTGATGCAGTTCGGACAGAACCTCACCGTCTACGCAACCAGCGACGGGCAGGGGCGCATCATGTTCACCGACGGCACATCGACGGCCAAGTTCTACACCTGGACGCTGGACCTGGACCGTCCCGCCTTTCTGACGGACACTCTTCAGACTAGGGGTGATGGGGTGAATAGCCCCTACACGGACTATCCAGTGGCTGCATCCGTTCTGTTCCCCGAGTTCTGGGCACAGGATGGGTCAGAGGTTCGGGTGCGCTCTGTTGAGATTGAGACGACGAAGTGGGATACATCAGGTGCCGGAACCTCGCAGATTAATGTCGGGTACTCACTCGACGTGACATCCATTGACCGCTATAACCAGGCTGCAACATCTGTCGTATCTCAGGCCCTGTCCGAGAACGGCAACCTCTACAATACGACAGGTGTCCGCTCCCGAAACGTCTTCAGGTTCGGCACGAACGTTCGCTATGCGGGAGGTTTCAGTGTCGGCCTTTCAACCATTCAGGGCCTCGCTATCGAGCGCATCATTGTCGAGTACGAAACTCGTGAGGAAGTTCCGAGGACCTGATGGCTTCTCTCCTATTCCAGTACCCACACCCGTGGTGCGCCCTGCTGGACGCATGGGATCGCAACCCTGAGCTTGCAGAGCACCTCATTCAAGAGAATGATCGTGCACTGGAGGACTACCTCGGCGGGCTCGTTGCTGGTTCTGGGTCTTCTCTTCTCGCTGAAACCATCTACAACCCGGGGGCTAGGGTCAACTACTTCCCCACAGGGGAGGTGGCGGGGGTGTGTCTTGACACCACCAACCTCAAAGTCACATTCACCCCGCCTGCCTCGGGGACTGTGTACATCTACCTTGAGGCCGGGGCCAACGGGCTCTTGGGGGACTCTCGTGAGTCGTGGGTGATCTTAGACAACCCGGGGTCCGTAGGGGCTGGTGCGGCGATTCTCGGGGAGAGGTATCAAGTTGCGGCGGCCACCGGCATTAATCGTTACACCTCAAGGCACAAGATCACAGGCCTGACTCCTGGAACACCGATCACCGTGTACTGGGGCCACGCCATGAACTATGTTGACTTCTCGCCTTTCCCCTTCACGGCTGCGGGGGGGAATGTCGGTCCTGCCATCATGACTGTCAGGTCCGAGTAATGGCCGAGCTACTGTTCCAGTACCCCCATAAGTGGGTGGATCTTCTGCCGTTGATAAGGACAAACCCTGAGCTTGCAGAGCACCTCATTCAAGAGAATGATCGTGCACTGGAGGACTACCTCGGCGGGCTCGTGCTGGTTGGGTCAACTTCTACCTTACTGTCCGAGTCTGTGTACAACCCGGCCAGCCAGGCGACAATCTTCTGTGCTAGCGAGGCAACGGGTAAACCTGTCGACGGAACCAACCTCAAAGTCACATTCACCCCGCCTGCCTCGGGGACTGTGTACATTTCCCTCTCAGCGGGGGGTTTCGGTCTGACTGGGGACTCCCTCATTCAGTGGATGATCCTGGACTCCAATCAATCCGTGGGGGCTGGTGCGACGATTCTCGGATCGGCCATCTGGATTGCGGAGGCCACCGGCATTAATCGTTACACCTCAAGGCACAAGATCACAGGCCTGACTCCTGGAACACCGATCACCGTGTACTGGGGCCACGCCATGAACTACAGCGATGCAACCCCGGCAGCCGGTACCGCATACGGAGGAACAGTTGGGCCTGCGGTGATGACGGTTAAGACAGAATAATGGCCGAGCTACTGTTCCAGTACCCCCATAAGTGGTCTACCATTGTTCCTCTTCTGCTGGAGGACAGGAGGAAAGCAGAGCACCTCATTCAAGAGAATGATCGTGCACTGGAGGACTACCTCGGCGGGCTGGGTGCGGGAGGAGTCTCGACTTCTGTCATTGCTGAGACCATCTATCACCCCGTTAGTATCTCCGGTGGTGGCCCTGTCTCTGAGACAGCAGGAGTCCCTGTCGACGGAACCAACCTCAAAGTCACATTCACCCCGCCTGCCTCGGGGACTGTGTACATCACACTGGAGGGCTGTGCACGGGGGCTCACAGGATTCGAACAGATTTCCTGGATGATCCTGGACTCCAATCAATCCGTGGGGGCTGGTGCGACGATTCTCGGATCGGCCATCTGGATTGCGGAGGCGGATGGATATGACCGTTACACCTCAAGGCACAAGATCACAGGCCTGACTCCTGGAACACCGATCACCGTGTACTGGGGCCACGCCATGAACCTGAGTGACGCAACTCCCTACCCCGAGACCCTCTTCGGTGAGGAGTATGGCGCAGCTATTATGGTTGTGCGGACCGAGTAACATGGCCGTATGCCCATCACTGAGCCGTCCCCGCAGTCCAAGTCCCGGACAGCCCTAGCAGCGGCTCCCATTCATGACCCTTTCGCACAGATTCGGCCATCGGCCCCGGCCCCCGCACCTAATGCGGGCGGAGGGGCTGACGCTGCTTACCAAGACCCCGCCTATCTCCAGTTCCTCCGCACCCTGGGTGTTGATGAGGCACAGGCCAAGGCCCAGGTCGCAAACAAGCTCGCCGGGCTGACCCAAGACCGCACGGACATGCAGCCTGTCTACGCCGACAAACTCCGTCTCGGTCTCCAAGACATCAGCAACAATGCCGAGAGTAGGGGCATGTTCCGTTCTGGCCAGAGGCTCTCGGATCAGGCTCAGTACCAGACAGATGTTGCCCGCTCGCAGCTCGGCGCACAGAACGACACTGCACTCCAGGGGGATGCCCTCTCTCTGAGTCTCGCCAAGCAGATCGCCGAGGGTCGGCGGACCAATGCCGAGAACGCCATCGGCGCCCGCAACCGAGTGGGGCAAGATAACGCCCAGTACGGGATCGTCTGATGGCTGCCACCCCGCTGACCCCCGCTGGTCTCGACGTTGAGCCCGTCCCGAACGATCCTAACGGCCCCAATCGGCCCGTACAGGGGTTTGACCCAGGAGCACAGCTTCGGCCGTCCAACAACAATGCGTCCCAGGGCCAGGATGCTCAACGTGCACTACTCGCCGCCATGGCAACGCAGGGGGCTGGTGCCAAGGACCAGTTCTCCCAGGCTCAAAGCCTTGCTGCACAACAGCAGCAGGCTGCTGTCCAGGCAGCTGCCGCACGGGCTGAGGCGATCGGTGCTCCGTCGGCATTCAATGACCAACTTCAGGGGCAGGTGACGGCCGCCTACGGGGATGCGGGGCTGTCCCTAGCCGCCCGGCACCAGGCCAACCAGAAGGAGGGCGCTGCTGTCCAAGGGGCCACCGGTGATTATATGAGCCAACTTAGGGCCGCAATGCCTGTCATTCAATCGAAGCAGAACATTGCCGTGCAACAGATCCTGGCGGACGCTGCTGACAAGAAGGCGCAGCGGGACTATCAACAGAAGGACCTGGCGTACAACAACAAACGGCTCGACGCAGAGATCGCTAAACTCAACGGCACGGCTGGCTCGGCAGGCCTGACTGATGCTGAAGTTTCTCGGTACACGAGCCCACTCAAGTCAGATGCTGCTGCCTCGTTCCTTGGGGTCAGCCCGGCAATCGTCCGTGCTCGCCAAGAAAGCCCCGATTACTCCACCGGAAGGGCAGCCCTGGCGGAGGCGCAGAAGAGCGGTATGAGCCTGGACGAGGTGGCAGGGCTCCTGAAGTCCACAACCTCTGAGGCTGTCGGCGCCGACGGGGTCTTGACGACCCAGCCCCTGGACCCGGAGGTCGTGAAGTTGTTGCTGGCGACTTATGCACCCACCTTCCGCACTGCACAGGACGTGACCGATTCCAAGAACCGGGACCTGGCTCGGAAGAAGGCGGAGCACGAGGCCGTCTCTGGTACAGGGACCCCCACCCCTGCGCCAGCCCCCGAGGAGAACGCAGCAACTCGTCTTGTGGCGGAGGGCGTTGCAGCGGAGAAGGTCAAGAAGGAGGCTGCGGCTGCTGCGGCTGCGGCATTGACCAAGGCCGAGGGCCAGTCCCAGAGACAGGCGGAGATCAAACGCCTTATTCGGGCCGCAAAGCTGGAGAATGCTCGGAAGAAGGCGGAGGCCAAAGGCACTGCGTCGTCCGACATTTCAATAGCCCAGGAAGCGGGCCGAAAGCGGGCGGGAAAGTCCAAGTAGACTGAGGGGATGACGGCATACGATGAAGCTCTGGCTGCTGAGCGGACTCGTCTAGCAGGATTCCGGTCGGCAGGACCCACAGCAACGCCAGCGGCCGCTGCCCCAACGGACACCACGAAACAGTTTGCCGAAAGCCTTGCCCGGCTTCAATCAATCAACCCCGGAGCAGCCAAAGAACTTCTCCGCAAGTATGGGGCTGATTACGCTCCTGGGGAGCTTAGAGCTGCTGGGCTCGAAGCCCCCGAGGGGAAGGGGGGCTTCCTGGCAAAGTTTGGCCGTGTCGCTAAGGGCGGGCTGGCTGGGGGGTTGGAGATCCTCGGGCGTCCGGGGCAGGCCAGCCTTGAGGCAATCCAGGCGGTAGCCCACACGACCGGTTTCGATACGTTCAACAACGGCACCGCCGTCGACCAGGGTGAGCAAGGCTACGGGGACATCTTCAAGGCGCTGAAGGGTAGCAAAGAGAGCATCAACTTACGAGAAGCCATCGGCGCACAGAAAGCCGAGGGCAAGCTCGCTGGATTCCTCGACACCGTTGGCTCAATCGCAGTTGACCCCACGACCTACGTGACGTTCGGGACCGGTGCGGCAGCGAAACAGGGATTGAAAGTCGCTGGGGAGGAGCTGGGGGCCAAGATTGCCACACAGGGGACGAAAGCTCTCACAACGGCTGAACGCTCTGCCCTCCGGGAAGCTCTCGTTCTGACTGGTGAGTCGGCCAAGAAGGGCGGGGAGCACTTCGCTGCCAAGACACTGGAAGCTCTCGACAAGGGAGGCCAAGGAGGCTTCAAGTTTCTCGGGCAGACCGTCGTCAAGGGTGGGACCGTAGGGAAGGGGCTCAGCAAGGTCCCCGGTCTCTCAGCGGCCACGGCTGAGGCTCTTGCTGCGTCCGAACACCCATTCGCAAAGGCTCTCGGAAAGGCCATCGCTCCGGTCACGAGCCCCCTCACGAGCCCCGTTCGGTCGTGGTTCAATGATGCATTCAAGACTCGCATGGATATCGTCAAGAGTTCTTTCGGCAAGGAGGGAGCTGAGAAAGCTGCCGATGCCCTGTCGACTAGAAATGCCACCCGAGACCTGATTACCAAGGACTTTGATGTTCGAGTCCGGGCCGCTGCCGGGAAGGCAGGTGTCTCGGACGAGCACGCTAGACGTATCCTTGACGGGCTCGACATCGGGGGGTCTGTCGAGGATGTGGCCGCCTCATTCAAGAAGGAGGGCCTGGACATCCCCGAGAAGCTGATCCGGGAGCTGGACGCCCAACGCATTGAGTTCAACAATATGATGACCGACGAGAAGATCCTCGGGATTCATTCTGCCGAGGACCTGAAGGCCTTTCGGGAGGCTGCCCACACCAAGGCAGCCGATGACCTAACCGCCAGTGCCCAGAAGGAGGTGTCCACGGCCCAGGGGGTAGCTAGTGCCGCCCGGAAGCGTGCGGATGAGGCTGCCTCCCACTTCAAGGCGTCCAAGGAAACACTCCAGGCAGAGGCGGAACGGTCGGGCCGAAGCGTCACCTTTGCTGAGGGACAGCGTCTTGGCCGAATGGAAGAGAGGGCGGCTCGTGCCGAGGCCCTCGCCGCCAAGTCCGAACGTCTGCTTCGTGAGGGTGAGAAGGCAGCTCCGGGGGTGCGTGAGGCTGCGTACACGAAAGCCGTGGACGACGCCATGAGGAACATCCCCAAGGCGCATAGGACAGCGGAGGAGGCAGCACATCAAGCGGAGAAGGCCAACACCAAGCTGGCCAACTACCAGGATATGCTGTCCGATCGCCTGGCATCTGGTCAAGCCATCACAGAGCACCAGATGCGGACCCTTGGGGCGCTTGAGGGACACCTGAAGGGCTTGGACAACTTTGCCCGAGCAGCCGCCAAGGGCAGTGATACCGTCATTGCTCGGGCGAACCGAGCACTCCGGGGTGCGGCAGGTGCGGCTGAGAAGGCTGCTGATACATCCCCACTGGTCAAGGCATCTGAGCGTGCCCGGCTCCTCGCTGGCAAGGCACACGCTGCCGCATACGAAGCACGGAGAGCCATTGAAGATGCTGCGGACCTCGGGGCCGGGGACATCTCACGGGGAGCGGGCAAGCACCTGGGCGTCCTGGAGGAGAGGGCTCGTGTCGCACTGCGGGAGGCCAAAGCCAAGGAGGCAGCGCTCACCCGTGTGAGTGCCCGCACAGAGAAGGCCATCGCCGAGACGATCCCGGGGAAGGCAGCTAAGCTTGCCGAGCGGGCCGTCAAGTCGGAGGTCAAGAAGAATAAGTACCTCATGGACGTGAACAACTACGTGTGGGGGTCCCTCACTCCAGAAGGGAAGAAAGCGCTGGACTCTCTGGAGGGACGGACTAAGGTCTCGGGAGCCTTCAAGGTCAGCCCCTCGGAAGTCAGCTCTGCCTTTGGCCAAGGCGGAGCCCTGAAGTCCCGAAACCCGCTCTTGGCTGGTCTCTCACACTCCGCCTCCAACGAGAAAATGGCTGAGATTCTCGGCGACTCACTTGCGAGGGGGGATAAGTTCTTCAAGGACAATCCGATCGAACTGACCCTCGGCCGAGGCGCAAACGCTGTACGTGCGGTCACGGAGGCCCGCTACATCAGTGCGCTGTCCGAGATTGTGGACGATGCGGGGCATGCAGCCGTCCTGGTTGGTAAGGATGCCGAGGCCCAGGCCAAGAAACTCGGCTACCAGAAGATAGGGGGGAAGGCAGTAGATAATGTCTACGCACACCCTGCCTTTGTCAGGGAAATCGAGAGGGCAAACGCCGTTCTCTATAGTGATAAAGCCCTCGGAGAGTGGAGGAAGTTTATTGATAAGTGGGGGTCACTCTGGGCGGGATATGCGACCACGCCCATTATCTTCGGCACGGGGTTCTTCGCACGCAACGCTATGGGCAACGTGTTCAACAACTTCTTGGCTGGGGTAAATGACCCTCGGCTCTACCTCCGTGCTCAGAAGGCGCAACACGGGATCTCGAAGGCAATCAATGAAACTGGGCGGGCGATAGGCCCTGACTTCGACGCCGCCCTGGTGCGCCATCTCGGCGAGAAGGAGGCCAAGATCGTCCAGGCTGCTCGGGACAAGGGCGTTCTGTCCGAAGGCTTCTTCTCACAGGACATGGCCCGCAACACGGCGGACGCTCTCGGCGGTGCGAAGCGCAAAGGGCGTCTCAACCCGCTGAACAAGGACAATATCCTCCTCAAGCCCGGCCAGCACCTGAACAATGCCATCGAGCAGAACGCACGAATGGCCCACTTCTTTGGAATAGTGGACAAGACCGGGGACTTCACTACAGCGGCCCGCTCCGTGAAGAAATACTTGTTTGACTACTCGGACCTGACTGCGTTTGAGAAGAACCAGATGCGGAGTTACGTTCGCTTCTACACCTATGCACGGAAGAACACACCTCTTCAGTTCGCTGAGCTGGCACACAACCCTGGCAAGTACACCACGCTGGCCCACATCCACGAGGGGGCTGCTGGCCAGGCCGACGGGGAGGGGTTCCTTCCCCAGTACGCCATCAATGCGGGGGGCATCCCAATCGGGAAGAACCTCATCAGCGTTGATACGCCATTCAGTGCCGCACTGAAGCAGGTGCAGCCGGTGCTTCAGACACTCGCAGCCGTTCCAGGCCTCAAGCAACTACTCCCGAAAGAGCTTCAGGCAGAGGGGGGGATCAAGGAGATCTCCAGAGGATTCGTTGGTGTCCCGTCGGGTGGTCCGATTGAGTTACTCAAGGCGGCCGTTGAGGAGGCCACCGGAAAGAGCCTCCTGACTGGTGCACCGGTCAAGGACACGACAGGAGGCCGTCAGGGACACGCAGCCCGCTTCGCCACCGCTGTGATGCCCCTGTTCAGTAAAGGAATGTCCCTGAAGAACATCATTGAGAATGGGGACAACAAGGACAAGGCTCGTCTGCGGTTGCTCACTACGGTGGTCGGTGCACAAGTGGTCCCGCTGGATGAGAAGACTCAGAAGGGGGAGGCTCTCCGGCAACTGAGCCTGGTGAAAGACGCCCTGGCGAAGCTTGGTGCTGAAGGGGTAAAGGTCCCAACCGTCGAGGAGCTTCGCCTCGCTGGGATCATGCCGAAAGAACGCAAGTACCGGAAGCCTAAGGCGAAGCAGAAGAGCGAGGCTCAGCGCCGCAGCGAAGCGATCCTTGCCGTCAAGAAAGCGGGGATCAGTCTCCCGACAAAGGCTCCTGCACCTCAACGTTAGGATTGTGCGTCAGCCCAGAAACGAAGGCCTGGTACTTGGCGTCGGTCACTGCGGCGTTAGGTGTCACGAGTTGGCGGATGATGAGAGACACGATTAGGGGGAGCGCCGTCTTCCAGTCCGGGCTCGTCGCCACGGCATTCTGGACGGCCAAGAGGACCGAGATGGCCAGGCCGACAAGGGCGGCGGGCTCACGAGCAATCAGAGACTTGAGGTATGCCTTCATGCTTCCAGCCTACCACCCGTGAACTCACGGAGGCTGACCCCCTCGTACCTGCGGCAGAGGTAGTCAAGCGAAACAAACATTGGGCTGTAGCTGCCGTCAATGACTTCGTGGCAGACGATGACCCCCCTCCAGTGGGCGTTCCCCTGCGGTCCGAGGTAGTCCTCGCTGTGAAGGTACGCCGAGCCACAGATGAGGGCATGCTGGCTCCTTCCGGCCACGAACCTCACGGCGTAGTCAAGGGTTTGCTGGTGACCCATTGTGAACGAGTGTCCCAAGGTCTTCAGCCGGGTCAGCGCCTGCCCTGCGAACGGTCGGCCGGTCATTGGATTAGCCCAGTAGTGGCTGTAGGCAACCCCGTCAATGAAGACAGGCTCCAAGAACCCGTGCACCTTCCACCCGTGCTTGGCATAGTTCAGGTCATCCAGCGAGAGCAGACCGTCGAGCTGCGCATCATTCTCGGTCGCACGGGTGATCCGGGCCTCATGATTGCCCAGCAAGATGTGCCTCTCCGGCCACCAGTTCTTCTTCTGGTTGCGGGAGATGCGAGCATTCTCAGCAATCAGGGGGGCATTCAGCATGTCAAAGCCCTTGTTGGCAGCCGCAATATCCACGAGGTAGCGGCGACCCTCCATGGCCTTCTTCCCTTTGTCATACGAAGACAAGGAAGGCATATCCGCATGGTCCCCAAGGTGAATGATCTTCACATTCGGGCGACCCCGGAAGTGCTCAACGATGTACCGGCCAATCCAGTTGAGGTGGTCCGTTGGCACCCCCTCCTTGCATTGGGTGTCCGGGATCACAATGTGTGTGGCCAGCTCATCTGTCAACAGCGTGCACCCTCTCATGTTCGACCTGCCAGTTCAGCAGACTGTCTGTCTTTCGTTCGTGGCGATCTTGGCGATCCAGCATGTCTTCCAGCATCTTGCACACATCCCCCCTGCCGTTCCCTTTCACAATCTTGCGAGTAGTGCGGGATGAGAGAAGGGTGTATGCGGTCCCGATGGCCACAGGAACCGTGGTGATTAGGGCGACGGCTACTGATGAATCCATACATAGATACTATCGTGCGAAATGACGTGAGTCCATGCCGTGTGCCCTGACCTGCTTTCCCATGTAGTAGGGCCTCGCTGAGACTGCCCCGTAGTGCTGTTCCAGGTACTTGGTCACGGCTTTCGCACCTCCAGGAAGGTGAAACCCTCCGTGGTCATTGAGAAACTTGACCAGGTTCGGGACTCGGATGTAGGTTGTGGTGTCCTCCTCCCACATGAATGAACCTGCCTTGGGCTCGTCTAAAGCCCACTGGATAGCGTCCTTGATTGGATTGTGCGACGAGGCATCCCTGGCTTCTTGAGTGACTGCCGCAAAGTCTGGGTCTGCCAGCTCAGCGCAGTTGTGGTCCCGCAGGAACTGATTAATGAGATTCCATCCGAGGTCCAGGACCCCTAGGTTGATCTGATGCCTGTCCGGGAGGGATGAGTCCCCCCGCTTGTAGTTGATGATCTCAATCAGCGTCCCATCCTCAAGCTTCCGCTGGAGCCAGGTCAGGTAGGCGGACGCCAAGCCCGCTGGCCAGTCACGTACCTGCCTCAGCACGTCGGGACTACGCCCTATGAGGGGAAGAGACACGGACACCATTCTCTCCAGGTGGGATGTCTCGTCAAAGGCATCCTCCCCTGAGACAATGATCGGAGCAACTGCCGCTGTAGTGGTGATCTCGCTGTAGTTCTCCGTCATTCCTCCTCGTGCATTCTCCTGTGCGGTGTACGCATCACGGATGATCTGACGGAAGGATGTCATGGTGTCGATGCGAGCACCCGGCCGAAACTCATCGACATGGACGGGCCAGGCATTGGTGCCGCTAACGAAAGCGTCCAAAGCGTGCCTTGTTGTGCTTGTCAGGTTGATTGAAATAGTTGAGCCGAGGAATGCCGGAACAACTGTATCTATCAGCGTCGTCTTGCCCGTCCCAGATGATCCTGTCACAGCAAGAATCGGGAACTCATTGAGTAAAGAGCGAAGGGGTGCAGCGCCCAGCCACGCTAGAATCGGGTCCATGACCTCATGGGAATGCAACTCACGGAGGACACTGAGCTGGATGGGTGTCCAGTTCTCTGGTGCGTGGGGGACAATGTTGATGTGCGGGCCGAAGTGGGGGTCATTGCGAGGTGGTACGTACACCCAATGATCGGGGCCGATGCACAGGTTAGGGCCAACAAAGTGCTCAGCATTGAGCCCAACCACCGATGTCATGTTGCCGGGGGCAAGGAATGGCCCCTCGGCCTGGAACATGGACAGGAGGCGTGCAACATCCTGCTCCGTGCCCGCCCAGGCTCCTCCGTGGCGACGAGCCCAAGCCTTGAGCTGCACCTGCCCCGCTAGTTCATAGCTGGCGACGGTTGTCACCTCTCCGTGGGGCATGAACACCCCCTCGTAGGCGTAGCCATCTTCACCCGATAACTCACGCTGGGGGAGGAACATCCAGTTTGACAACTCCGTTCTGTTCTCGCCCCCAACCTTGTAGTAACCATTGTCGGACACGAACAGCCCAGGCAATGACGGGGGCATGACTCGTGCACGGGGCACAGCCTGTCGGGTCTGCTCTGGTGTGTATTGGGCGAGATCGTAGCCATCTGGCATCGGGAGGATGCGAACGACACACCCAACCTCGACCAGTGCCTTGGCCCACTTGCGGCTTGCCTTGCGACCTGCTGCGTCTCCGTCAAAGGCAAGGATCACCGTGCGCCCAGACAGCATTGGCGCCTGCTTTGCGTGCGCACCTGCGCCCGTTGGCAGGCCAAGAACACAGTAGGTGTTCCCTAGTGCATAGGTAGCGGACCAAACGTCTGACTCCCCCTCGCACAGCAGAACGGTCTTGGTCTGGTCATCAAACCACATGCCGTATAGAAGATCCGTGAAGTCGGAACCGGGTGCGCTGAGTGCCTTGGCACCGATGGTCCGGTGCTTCATCGTGACGAGCCGCCCTTGTGCATCCTTGTACGGGATGATGAGGCGATCAGGGTCTTCCCCGATGTCAAACATCTCACGCAACCATGCCTCGTCCATTGCTAGGCCAGGATTGCGCCCTGAATGCTCCGCCAGGAAGGCACGGATCACACCTGTTGAGCCCTGCTGGCTGTTGTGGACACGCAACCGGACAGCATTGATGTCTAGAACCTTACGGACCCCGAGAGTCGGACCCTGCCAGTCTTCCTCGGCCAGTTGGGTCACCAACTCCGTGGCCTTGCCTTTGGTTTCGTGGAATGAGGTTGTCTTGTAGATCCTGTTGACGAGATCAAGAACGTCCCCGCTGATCCCGCACGGGAAGCAGCCCCAACGCTCTAGGCTCTCCCCGTATACGTTGAAGGACGGCTCACCGTCGTCGTGGAATGGACACGGCGCCTTGTATGTTCCGCTCCCGTCCCCAACCACAGACACCCCATTGCGCTCCAGAACATACGCAATGGGGAGCTTCTTCAGGTCGTCAACAGATTCTTTCCATGCCTCCCCGGCACGTTCAAGAGCCTCATCCCACGCACCCAAGGCTCAGACCCCCGGACGAGTCGGCAGCCCGGTCAACGGATCGAACAAGGCGGCAACCGGCGCAGCAGCAACCGGCGCAGCAGCGACAGGGACAGGAACAGGTGCAGCGGTGGTCGGGTACTGGGCCGCAGCAGCAGCTCCGCTCTTGACGAAGACGCTCTGGTTCTGGCCATCGGTCCCCCACACGTCCACGCTGCACGAGTAGACCACTCCCTGGCTCAGCGCCTGGATGCGAGCAGCAACTGGCGCCATGTCAAGGGACTGGAGCTGGGAGAAGAACTCCTTGGGGATTCCGAGAGCTGCCATGGCACTGAAGAATGCAGCCAACGCCTTGGGGCTCTCCGCCGAGAAGGTCTGGTTGGTCCACGTCGTCTGCCCAGCATATGGGCCGCTGTGTACCCGCCATTGGATAGAGACCTGGGGCTTGCCCGCCTTGGTTGACCCCGCTCGGGTCTCCTTGATCTCCAGCTCGTAGATGCCCTTGCCGAGTACCCCTCCGATGCCTGCCTCTTGGGCCTGCTTGATGTACTCGTCAAACGGTGATTGACTCATTCGGTTTCTCCTTGTGTGGGGGTGAGTTGTTCTTGCGGTGTCGGAATGGTGCGAGCTAGGGCGATGAGTGCCTCGGCAAACTCAATGGCGGAATCAGACGGCATCGCAACGGTGATTACTGCGTCTCCCTGCTCATGAGACGTGAGGATACCGGACATACGAAACGTCGGTACCCGGAGAGCACCGGGAATCTTGGTGTTCTCGATCATACCCTCCGACACCTGAGCATCAATGGTTAGGAAGTAGAACGGCTTACCCACGGCGCAGGGCCTTCCCTGCGATGATGCCGAGAACGACGCACAGGCACCCGTAGGCGAGAATCATTGTGAGCAGCATGTCAGGCTCCTTGGTTAAGAACCTGGAGGATCTCATCCAGGTTGGGGGTTTGGATCTGAACTCCGTACCTCTGGCTCAGGATGTCCGTGTTGTCCTTGGCCACGAAGGGTCCAATGGGCTGAATGGCCATCACACGGGTCAGCGTGTTCAGTTGAGGATCGTACTGGGTCTGGAGGAATCCCACAAGGTCAAAGTGGTACGCCAGGCGGTTCGAGATGGAACCCTGAAGCATGGGACGGAACATCCCGTCTCGCATCTGAGTCCCTGAGACAAAGAGAAGTACATCAATGGGATTCGTGGGGTGGGTACGCAGGTCCTTGTACTCCCTCACCGTGTGATCCATCTTGCGGAGTAGCTCCCCCCAGTCGTTCTGGCGAGCCTGCTCGGTGCCAGTGATCGAGTCCATGCAACGCTGTTGCAACTCAGAGAGGGAGTCAATGATGACCGAGCGGAAGTAGTGCTGCCCGGACGCCAGCCACGAGTACACCTGCACGAATGCCGGGTAGTCCCGGACCGTGACAACCACCGTGGTGTCTGTGTCGATGGGACTGCCATCGGGGAATGCTGCCGGGACAGGCTCGGAGCGAGGGTCCCAGTAGATCTTCCGGGACTTGGTGTACTCGGCCCTCCCCTCCACGTCGATGAGGAGCCGAGGTCCAGGACACGTATCCCCGAGCCAGCTCTTACCAACGCCGGACTCACCGTGCACTAATGCTGTCAATCGTCTCATTTATGACTTCCTTCCACTCACATATTCATCGGCAATGTCAAAGCGCTTCCCCGTGTGGACGCCTTCCCGGTGCCACCCCTTCTTGCAGGAGGTACACACCCAGTAGAGCACTCCGTCATAGACCTCTGGAATCTCGACACCGCACACATGCTGGTCATCCCCACAGCCGGGACACTGCATCATGACGCAACCAACCGACGCAGCAAACCAATCGGGTCGAACGTGCGCCAATCGGCGGCGTTGGCGGCGGCGACGGCGGCGGCGTAGGCGGAGTAGGCGGTGTCGGCGGCGGAGGCGGCGTAGGCGGCGTAGGCGGTGTCGGTGGCGGCGTAGGCGTAGGAGTAGGCGGCGGCGTAGGCGGCGGCGGCGTAGGCGTAGGAGTAGGCGTAGGCGGCGGAGGCGGCGGAGCGGGCGGCTTCGGAGGTGCGCTCGGTGCACATCGCTGACCATTGAGGGCCAAAGCCCTTCTCATCGGCGAGGGGCTGGAGAGATGGCAGCACAGTGCCCCACATCCAATCGAGAATGATGTCGAGACGTTCTTTCTCGTTCTCCCTCCCGGTCCCAGCCGCAAGCGGCAGAAGCTCCCGCCACTCGGCGCTGTTCCGCATCTCGTCGGGCATGGCGTCCTGGGCCCCGATGATCCAGCGCCCAATGACCTCCGACATGCAGTCCGGCACGGTGTCATTGAGCGTCCCCGTCAGCGCCAGGTTGATGGCCGCAATCGAGCAGGCTTCTTCCTCGGTGCCGAGTCCGGCCGGAATGTGCCGATCATTCAGGAAGGCCGCAATCGCCTCCTGTTGTTCGGTCGTGATGGTGCTCATGCTGATGCCCTGTCTTGTAGTGGCCGTGATGGCCGGGGGAGATAGAGACCGGATGAGTCAACCATGTCCTGCCAGTATGACCCATCATCCATCATCGGGCAGATGGGGAGGAAGTCGCAGCGCCAGGTGCAGTCTCTGGTGGGGTTAGGGTAGAGAAACGCATGGTGCTGTTCTTCGTCCAGTTCTACAGACTGGAGGGCCAGAACCATGCGGGACAAGATGGCCACCATGTGTGTCCACGCATTGTCAAGCTGTTCTTCGGAGTAGTACACCTCGTGCCGCATGTAGAACGGAGGAACCGCTGCTGCGGTGCGCTTCACCTTGCGGAGCATGTTGTGCCGGAAACGATGAACCGGGAGCCCGAGCCCCCCCTTGGCCATGATGGCGTACATCAAGCCCTGGTCGTCCACCTGGAGCTGCTGGACATAGTCCGTGAATGTGGCGACAGTCTTCGTGTCCTCAATGATGACATCACCCGAGAGATTGTTCTGAATGATTCGGTCGATAGTGCAGGTCAACACGACATCATCGCCATGCAGTTGTCCAATGGGGACAACTATCTCTTTCTCGGTATAGAGGGTCGTCTCACCGACGTCACCGTACTCATTGGCGATCCATTGAATGTACCCGCTCATCATGATCCCGACGAGATTGAACACATCCAGCCATTCTTTGGGGAGGTTCTCACCGAGCTGCTGGCGGAGGGTTTCCTGTGCGTCGGCCAGGACGACACGGTAGTCCAGACCCTGGTAGTACGCATCCATACATGCATGGAGAATGGTCCCGATGTCACGCTGGCCTGATGATGGCTTGTCCGTCAGGGGCTTCTGGTAGCCAGCCCCGCCTCGCTGGTAGCTCAACCACCACGAACGGGGGCACGCCTTGAATGCCTTGAGTTCGGACTGGCGGAAATAGCGAGTGGTCACAGGACGGGAAACGTCTGCTGGCCTGAACGGTTCAGGGTGTGTAGGGCGTTCCTTCGCTCGGATTGCTTGGGTGGTGGGAACGGCCTTGGGTCCAGGGCCAGGTACCCATGTGGCTGACCGAGGAACCTCTGCACCCACGGGTAGACTCGATCCGTCTGCTTCGGTGGGGGGAGGGTTTCGATTGAGTTTGGAGCTTCCATTGTGTGAGTCCTTGTTTCTCTGGAGTCTGTCACGGACGTACTTGTTGTATGCCGCCCGACTTTCTGGGCTGACGAAGTGTTGCTGCTTCTTCTTCGCTGCGTTCCGGTACTCACGAATCAGAGCTAGTTCTTCGGGGCTATATGCGCTCACCGTGTCAACACCTTCCGCACCCACGCCGGATCGTTCAGCACCTGCTGCCCGACCTCCTCCTTACTGTGGCTGGCTTCCATCCTGTCGGAGTCTATGCTGTTCTCGGTGAGGATGTCAATGATGAGAACAGAATCTGCCTCCTGCCCGATGCGGTGAATGCGGTCCTCGAACTGGTTGTTGATGAGGGAACGGTACGATCCGTGGAGACGTACAAGACGGGATGCACGTGTCAGGGTGATTCCTTCGGCACCCGCACCGAGAGACACGAGGATCACCTGGACCTGCCCCGTCTGGAACATGTCAACGGAGGTTTGCCTCTCAATCTGGGTCATTCCACCCACAATGCGGGTATGCGTGATCTTGTGTTTGTCGAGCTGCTTAGCGCACAGCTCCAGCAACTTGCGACTCTCAGAGCCGACAACGACTGCTTCCCCGTTGCATTCGTCAATGACCTCAAGCAATGCGTCCACCTTGCAAGACGGCATGTCGAGAGCCACGACCTTGCCGTCTTCGATCACGGGCATGGCACAAGCAATCTGGCTCAGTCTCCCCCATGCCGTTAGGTCATCCCCGGCGATGAGCAGTCCGGAGTCAAGCTCGGCCATCAGCTCTTTCTGCATCGACTTGTACGCCTTGGCCTGTTTGCTGTCCATGGCAACCCACCTAGTTGAGTAAACCTTTGGCGGGAGATCGGGCAACACCTCGGCTTTGGTGCGGCGCAGCATACGAGGGCGGAGGAATGCCTGAAGCTCGGGCTGCGTTATGGGATTGAACCCATATGTCTCCAGCGCACCCCATTGATTCATCCCGGCCAGGGTGTACCGATCAATCCAGCGACTCTTCGATGGCCACTCTTCGGGGCTGACGAAGTGCATCACTGCCCACAAGTCCTCGGCCTTGCCGTCCATCGGCGTTCCAGTCAGTGCCCACCGGTATTCAGCCTCGGAAGAAGCAGCCCACAGTGCACGAGTCTGCTTGGCCTTGGGGTCCTTGGCCCTGTGTGCTTCATCGGCGATGACAACGTGCCACTGCACCTCGTTAAGTGCGCCTGGTGCCTTCTCATCGTCCTTCAGGGCAATGGACCCGAACGGGGCAAGGCGTGAGTGGGTGCGCAGACTCTCCCAGTTGATGATGACAGCCTCGGCTCCGGACAGGATGACCTTCTCTCGCTGTGCCTTCGTTCCCTTAGCCACCACGGCGTCGATCCCAGCCCACATCTTCAACTCACGCTGCCATGTGATCGTCATTGAGTTGGGGCACACGACAAGGACAGGTGAGCATTCCCTCTTAAAGGATTGTAGGAGGCGGAGGGCACTCGCTGCGACGGCGGATTTCCCGGTCCCCATATCAGATGCCAGGAGTATTCTCTTATTAAACGCAAGGGAGACAGAGTCCACCTCTTGGAATCTATAGAGATTCACCCCCGCCATGAAACCACCTCCTGGATAACTTCGGGTGCTATAACGTCTTGCAAGTCATCAACGGAGGCAGCCATCCTGATGGAAGAGGAAGTCCGACACCGCTGCTTCTCTAGCTCGGCCCACTCAACAGCTTCGGGGGTCAGCTCCAGGTAGTCGCCGAGCACCCCCCGGCACGCAAGGGCAATGCCCCACGCCCTCGGTGCACGCCAAGCGCTGGATGGTGCGTGCCAGTTCATCCCAGGAATCTTAAGCACCAGGTCTTTGAATCGCACACTGCCTGAGAGGATCAGGTGCGTCTCGGACACGTCGAGCTGCATCAAAGCATTTCTCGCAACCGGGCGACGAGGATCGGGTCCTGGCGTTCAATGACCATGTGTCGCAACAGGTGCCGAGCTGCATCACTGGCGTGCCCCCCCGGTGTTGCGTACCACCAGCCGAGGTGCTTGAGTTTGGCATCCGTGCCGAATGACTTGGCTTGCGATGGGGACTGTAAAGCAAAGCCCGTTCCGTAGACATAGGAGTGCGCTTCGATAGCTCCAATGATGTAGAGCGCATCAAGCTGCTGGCTGTACTTCGCTGTCTGACCTGTGATGGTGTAGCTCTCGGCTACTACGAAGTCACTGGAGTCCATCTGGTCGATCAGTGCGTACATATGTGTACGACCATCCATTTCCCACTGGTGAAACTCACGAGTGAGCGGATCGAACGTCGCAATGCCTGTCACTTTGCCGGGGTCGATTGCGTAGATCATGGTCGGTTCTGCCCCACGACATGCGATAAAGGCCCCAGCCCCGCAACGTACTGCGGATCACATGAGCACCCATTGGCATCACACCAGGCCCGCAGTTTCTTCTTGGCTTGGTCCGGGGGGGACCCTCTACCTCTCTGCACGACAGGCACAGTCCGCCAACAGAGTTTGCAGTACATCGTTGGTCCCGTCATTGGTACGCATCCCCCCAGCTAGAGAGGGGGCCAGTCACCGAACAGGTGAGTGGCACTGTGAAGGATGTGTGGTCCTCCATGATGGCTTTGATCTTGGGCATCTCGTCCTCGCTCCCGTCGGGAATGCTGAACAGCAACTCGTCGTGAACCGGACACATGATCCAATCTCCGTACCCGGCCATGTCCAGCTCGATGATCTTGGTCTTGAGTATGTCAGAGGCTGATCCCTGGATCAAGTAGTTGACCAAGGAATACAACTTGTCTGGGTCAGCGGGCAGGTAGCGGCCCCCATGTGATGTCACGTACCCAACACCCCCCTGTGCAAGCCGCACACGGGCGGTGGTGTCCATCTCCTGCATGAATCGGGGGATTCCGGGGAACACCCGATCGGACATCTCAATGAACTCTTCCACAAGATGCACAGCGACACCAGCGGTCTGGGCGATCTTGTCCGGCCCGGCGCCATATAGCTGGGCAAATCTGGTGTTCTTGGCAATCTGGCGTAGCGGGTGGTCCTTGCCGATGTCCTCATAGGGGGTGCCGTACACGAGAGAGGCTGTGTGGCTGTGCAGGTCCTTCCCCTCGGCGAAGGCATCAATGAGCCCCTGCTCCTGGGCGAAGGAAGCGAACAGTCGCAGCTCCTGTGCGTCATAGTCAACGGCAAACATGGAACAGCCTGGCTCCGGTAGGATGCAATGCCTGATCTGCGGCCCCTTCGGGAGAGTCTGTAGGGGAGGCCCCGTGATACTCATGCGCCCAGTCCTGGCCCCAAGGGTCCTGATCGACGGGTGAACATGCCATGAATCGTCCGCACGCTTTCCCAGAAACGCATCAAGGTAGGCTGAGGACCACTTCACCAAACGTCTATATCTCTGCACTTTAGCGGCGATATCGGCGTTAATACCCAGTTCTCTGCATATCTCAGCAAGTGCAATCTTGTCCAGCTTGGCCATTCCGGTGGGTGTGTATTCCTCCGGGTCCCAGCCACCGTCCTCCAGGGCCTTCACCACTTGGCGTTGGCTGCCTGGATTCTCAATGCCCAACTCTTTCAACTCAACACGCAGTCCGGAGATCTCGACCTGCCACTCATCCCGCAGTACAAGGGTGTAGGTGGGATCGACCAACATTCCTCGGGTCTCGCATCGGTGCATCACGGCAAGCGCTGCCATCTCTCTCTCATAGGCAGTCTGCATGCCTCTGGCGCAGACATCAGGGTAGGTCAGGCCAAACAGTCGGGCTGTCAGGATCGTGTCCATAGCGGCATACAGCCCGTAGGGAGCGAACTCTTCCGGCACGGTGGCCCACGTCCAGTTGTGCTTACTCATCCCGGCTGACAGCAGCTTTGCACCGGCACCAGCCTCCCACCCCCACTGCTTGACTGATGCAGACTTCAACGCATGTGAGCGTGCGGGGTCCTGGATGTGGTGAAGAATCATCGTGTCGTGCAGGTTGTGCCAGGAGGGTGCGGGCAAGCCCTCATTCTCTAATGTGTGCATGTCAAACGCTGCATTGTGCATGACCACTGGCCCTGAGTAGGACTTCAAGGCCGTTTCAGCAACCCCTCGCCAGTTACGGATCGAGACTGTCCACCCAGTCATCCCGTCCCCGAACTGGACCAGACGGGCAAAGCCGGGAGTCCACCACTCAAGGCCCGTTGTCTCTGTGTCAATGGCGAGGATTGGGCGGCGCTCCCCCAGCCAGCGCAAGAACTCGGCTGCGTCCTCCACGGAGTCCACCCGATTGAGCATGACCCCCTCGAATGCGCTCATGACGGGCGACACCTACACACCCGTTCATGCAGGACGATGCCGGAGGCCGTGTACGTCCTCCGACAGAAGAAGCACTCATCAGTCCGAGGACCGATGACAGTCTTCTCGGGGGGAGGTGTGCGGAGACGGTACTCCTGCATCCACGCAGCGTTGGCCATTGTGGTGGCGGGGGTGTGGTTCCCTTTCAGGTACTGGGAACGCAGGGAGGTGGCCCGCCTCATCGGGTCTCCAAGAAGGAATGCATCTTGCGGTGCAACTGCTCGATGGTCCCGTCATTGACGACGGTCAATGCAACGGGCTCCCTGTCCATTGCCGTCTCGCTCTCGTGACTGTTCACCGGGCCGACTCCTGGGCGCAAGATCCGCACCACACACCCCCCGAAGGATCGAATGGCGTCAGCCTCGTTTGGGAACCGAACATCGGTGAAGACGTAATCTACTGGCTCGATTGTCTTGCGGAGGGCAGCCCGCACCCATGCGTCATCCCCGATGTGCGTCCGCACTGCAACACCGAGATTCTGCAAGAGGACACGGACTTGTGGGATAGTCGCCTTGCACCAATCCCAGCCGTGAACGTCCACATAGTCTTGGAATGGGGCCGACAGGTGGGCTGTCCCGACAGATGGATTCATGTCGTATAGGACATCCCGCAAGGCATCGGCGAACGCAACACGAGTGAATCCCTCGGCAATGAGGGCCTTCGCTGCCTCGTCCTTGCCGCTTCCGGCGTAGCCGGTCAGTCCGATAATCATTGGGCATTCCGATCCATGCACTCGACCCACGCAACCGCTACGGCAGCAACCTGAATCAACTCGGCACGTAGTCCCGTGCTGTCCTTGCCGCACGCCGATGAGATCGCTTCGGCCACCTCCTCGATGAGGATGTCAGCCCAAGCAATGGAACCTGTCGCTTTACGTCTCTCACATCTTTCCTTAAGGTACGACTCGGGCGGGGCCATGTAGTCAAACGGAAATGCCCACGGCGAGACAGAAAGGTGATTCTGCTCACCCCACTTCCGATCTTGCAGTGTACGCTCTTGGTACACCTCATCGAGAACCTTGCCCTTTGTCATTCTGCATCCTTCACGAGCTTGTAGAACTCCATCCACGTCGAGACACGCTCACCGTTCCAGTCCTGGTTCCACGGATGATCGAAGCAGATGGCCCGAGTCCCGGCCTTTCGCAGTGCGATGAGGTTGTCCGTGCAATCATCAATGGCGATGTCTGTCTTGATGATGGTCTTGTCCGCTGCGAGGGTGAAGGTGTCGTATGGCACCCCCCACTCTCTGATCCACCCCGCTGTGTTGGTGAGAGATCGACTCCCAATACTCCGATTGGAGACGATGTGAATGGTGTGCCCGTCCTGTCGGAGAGACTGGAGAACAACCACCCCTCCTTGAGCGGGCTCACCTCTGGCAAAGATGCGTCCAGCATTCACCCCAAGGGTGAATACTGCCTTGAACTCCTCGTAGGTCAGTCCCCACTCATCCCAGAACTCCCACTTGGTGGGCTCCGGCATGTCTCTGATGGCGTTCAGGAAGACTTCCTGCCGCAACGACTCGACCCAGTTGTAGAGACACCCGTCAAGGTCAATCATGATTCTCATCCTTCACCCCTTGCCGCTTTGTAGGCCAGCTCCAGCGCATCTTGCCACTGGCGCCACTCCGCCTGCACCCTGGTGTAGTCGGCCCACTCATCCTCGGTCATGGTGGAGACCACTTCGGGGTACATGCCCCCGAAACGGACGGGCTCGTACACAGGCCAGTACTCGTCTTGTTCAATGACAACCTTCATTTCGTCTCTCCTTCGGTGGGCAGGTCGACCAACCGACCCAACAAACCAATCGGGTCGAACGTGCGCCAATCGGCGGCGTTGGCGGCGGCGTTGGCGGCGGCGACGGCGGCGGCGTAGGCGGAGTAGGCGGTGTCGGCGGCGGCGTAGTAGGCGGCGGCGGAGGCGGTGTCGGCGG